ATATTTTGATAATACAAGTATTTCTACATACTATCAAGATGAAGAGGATGTAGACTCTATTAGAAAAAACGCTCCAAATATTTTTAGATCACAGTTTAGATTGGTAACTGAAAATGATTATGTGAATTTTGTTAAAACCAATTTTGCAAACTTAGTTCATGATGTTAAGGTTGCAAATAATAATAGATACATGGTCGAATATATGAAGTATTATTATGATATTGGATTGACAAATCCTAATAATGTTTCAAATGTGCTGTACAATCAAGTGCAGTTTGCAGATTCTTGTAATTTTAATAACATATATTTAACAGTTGTTCCAAAAACAATATCAAATACAAAAAATCCAATGGCAGTTCTTTCACCAGCACAATCGGAATTGATATTGACTTCAATGGAATCTGTAAAAACTCTTACATCTGATGTTATTATTGTTGACCCGATTTATATTGCTGTTGATGTTTGTGGGGGGAATATCGGAACGGACATTGAAATATCAGATAGGAATAATAGCCGATTAGATATTGTTAAAGATTCGGATTCAAGACGAGATAATGATTCTATTTTATTGGATGTGTATGCAGTATTTAAGAATTATTTTTCGAGAGATAATATGATGCTTGGTGGGCAAATCAACATAACAGATTTGACTACGGGCATACTTGAAATAGACGGTGTTAAAACCTTCAATACTGTTAGAACAGATATTGATAGTGTATATAATGGGTTGTCTTTAATAATGTGGAATCCAAGGTATCCAACGGATAAAGAACTGGTGTTTAAGAATATGACACAAGATTATTTTAAGTATGCCTATTTGTTTGATGTTGAACATTTTGATTTGAAATTAAATATTGTAAAAGAGACGGATGTTTATACTAATATAGAATATTAATTATGATGAATACTGAAAGCAGAACAATAACGTCAACACCAGTGTATCCTTTGGCCCTGCGAGTGGAAGGGCCATTGTATGGGAGGATTGGTGTTAAAACATTAGAACCGTTTACACTACATTTAAGTTCATATATTCCAGGGCCATATGATGTAGATATCTACGCCGAATACTCTAAATCATCTCCACTTATAGAAGATACAAATAAGTGGTCTCATCTTTCACCACAATGGAGATTTTTGGATATTGATGAGAATGTAATTGAGAGTCTTGTGATTGACGATTATCTACCACAAACGAATTCAAGTGGTGAAGTTATTGGTTATGTTGCATCTGCACAATTTTATTATGTTGATGATTTGTCTGCTGGTATTGATGATGTTATATTGTTGTGGGGTGTTTTGGATGTATCTGAATATGAAGCATATGTAGATTTGGAGCAATTTGATTATGATTCTGTTGATGATATGAAAAGTTGTGGTAACAGTAAAGTTGCATTTGTGTTGCCATTTTTAAATATTGGTATTGAACCTAGCAGATTGTGCATAACCCGTGATGGTGAAAATGACCTATTTGGCGAGTATTGGACAAACACCACTATACCCAATATTATAACCGTACAGGGCGCTGATGATTATGTTTGGGGTGAACGTGCTCCTATATTGTTCAATGTTCCTACAACAAATGATTACGGTGTTCAGGGTGGTGTTGTGAGTCGTGGTGTCTTAAATATTAGTGAGTCCTCACATGTTTGGGAGCCAGCGAGTGAAACTAGTGGCCCATATTTGTCTGCTGTTGATTATGATTCGTTTGTTGTTGGTGGGTATCTTGCAAATTCTGTTAAAATCACAGAATCAACCGAAAATGCAGTGATATCTGCTGGCGTTACAGTATATTATGAACCAGTGGTGGGGCTAACGCCAAATACTTGGATTTCAAATACAAAAGGTTCTTCTTTGTCACGTGTTCAATACTTGGCAATCCCACAGCATATCCTTAGTGAGGTTGGAAATACTTTTGATAATCTAAATTTGGGTGGGGTTTTTTCTAACGTTTGTAATGTCCCAATAGTCGAAACCTTTGATAATGATACTGGAATGGTTGCTGGTGAGAGTGGAATTATTGGTGTAGCCACTGATCAATATGGAAGCGTTTGGACTGCTGATACGGATAATGGAAAATTGTATAAGTTTGATAGTGTCGGGAGTCTAGTCTCTACGGTGGATTGTTTTGGCGAACATCCATTGGGAGTTAGTTTAGATCGTAATAGTGATGTGTTGGTAACATTCTATAATACCCCAGCCGTTGGCAGGTTCAACGGTGAAAGTGGTGCACTTGATTTGATGATATCCCAAGAGGGTGTTGTTCCACCATACACAAACCCAACACATTCCCCAATAATGGCACAATCTGATTTGAATGATGATATTTGGGTTACATGTAACAATGAAGAATCATCAATGATCACAAAATATGATTATGATGGAAATTATTTGGGAAAAATAGAGTTTCCACATGTATATGCCTGCCCAGTGGATATGGTAATAACTAACGATTATCTGTGGGTTGCTTGTGCATATAATGTTGCTGACAGAAGTACGGGTTCAATATATAAGTATGATATCTCCAATGGAATACCAACAACCCATATATATTCTAAAAGTATCGGCGTACCAACACACGTGACAAGTGATTTGCATGGTGGTGTGTATTGTACAACTGGGTGGAACACATTAACACACATCCCATCTGTTGGATCACCGCTAAGTGTCACTACAAATTCATACGGATCAAGTAAGCCAGCATGGGAACATACAAATGAAACAGCATGGGGTGGAATAGGTGTTGATGTTGATGGAAATATTTTTGCAATAAATTCTGTAGAGAATAAATTATATGTTGTTGACTATGCAACTAACACAGAAATGGATAGTGCATTTATATTGCCAATTAACAATAATAAAATTACGACAATAATTGATGGGGTGCAAGTTGAAATTGATGATCCAACAGCCGACCCATCAGGTTCTGCCGTAGCGTTGGGGGATTTTACTGGTGTTGAGTGGTTATTAAAATATAGTACAAGTTTTGTTCCTAATGGTGGGGGAATTCAGTCGAAGTATTTAGAGGGCTTTTCTGATCCAATTAAGATTAAAGATTTTAAAGATTTTAATATACGTAGGCACAATGAAAGTGCCGATATCGTTGATAATATGAAATCAAATGTATTTGTTGGTCATATTAAAGATAACCCAGTGCTGTTTGATAAGATTTTGGCGTCAACATTTAGCACAATATCATCTGAGGATGGTAAAGCGTTTGGAAGACAAGCATATGAGAAGATTGCAAACTTTGTAGATAACCATGTTGATGCCGATGTTTGTGGAATTGCTCAATTGTACAGTTTGGCAGATGAATTTGATGTGCCTATAGACAACTATTACTTAAACTTCCCACCAAGATTGGGCAGGTATATGGATATTTTTTCTGTAAATCACCAAAAATTGTGGGGGTCTAGGTGCGGTTGCAACAGAAATATTGAAAATACATACATGTGTGTTCTTACTGGCGAAAATAGTATATATAACAATACTGATGTATTGCATGCAGAAGATGGCCGTGCATACTTTCAAGTTAAGGCCGATTGTGCGATATGTGGCCATGAACATCCTGGAAATCGTGGAGATGGTTTTTGTCCATTAACATATGAAGTTAGTGCAAACATACCATTTGTTGTTGAGGATAGATATGCAGATAAGGACAAATTTGATTTAATTTACCCGCCTGTTTCTTCTTCTGGTGGAATTCGTGAGCGTGGTGATATATGTGTTGCAAGTTCAGTTATACCAGACATAGACACAATGAATTATATGTTGACGGATGGGTTGGGTATTGTATTCCCAAGTTTGAATTTGTCGATAACAGACTTAAACACAAGATATTGTTTTTATTCATATGTTGATGTTGGTTGTATGACACAAGTTGAGGGAGTTATTGATTGGGATAATAGGTTTACCACATTAAATGAATCACAGTCTGGAATAGAAGACTGGTATGGTGATAGTGGTGGCTATGTAGAAGAAATAATTAATTATATTTTGCATGATGGTTTAGGATTGGTTGACGAATGAAATACTTAATAGATTATTCACAAACGGTAGACATTACTAAAAAAAATAATAACATTGTGTATTATGACGAACGAACACCATATACATATAAAGACTGGTATGTTAGGAACGTTGGGACTATTTCTGGTGAAGAAAAAGTACAATATAACAAGTACTTAAAACAATGGTATAAAGAACGTGGCATTTCTAAGAATTTGCTTGTATCAAATATTAAAAAAGATTATGTGTCGCTATTACAGCAAATATCGTTAACACCCCTGACAAAAGAAGAGGAAGTGTGGGTAAATAAGATAAATTGGGATAATGATTTAGAGATAGAGCAAGTTATCCCATTTTATGCAAAAAAATTAAAAGATATTGCAGTATACTTAGTAAACAAAAGAGAAGCAATAAAAAAGGCGAAATTAAAATATAATTTAGCTGGAACATCAACATCACTTGAAAAGCTTTTTTATGAGTATCTATTGAAAGCATTCACTAAGAAGAGAATGTATGGAAATGAATACACTACCATGGTTACAGATACAGATGTTATATGTGCATTGCCAGATTTGTTTGATGTCACTCCAAAGTTCTCAATTGAGATTGAAGAATTATATGATGATTCCCAGTATTTTGATCGTGATCCATCTGTTAGTAGTTCTGTGTATTTTAATTTGTCATCAACAGATTTTGAGAGTACGTTTTTAGATGGATTTAGTTCCAGTGAATTGTCATGGTTATATGATACTGGCACATTGCAATTGTGTGCTGATAATCCATTTATTCAATCGATTGGTGATTTGCTAAGTGATTATAATAACATGCCAGCATCATCATCAAATACGTTTAACGGGGATTTGATTGATCAGACAAATATTTTATTGAACGAAAAATACTTAGGATCAACACAGTTTATTATTGATGGTGGATATTATAAATTATGGGAAACTAGTTTAGATATAAAATTGGATTCTGGACAAAATTCATTTTATTGGGTTTCTGGTGAGTATTTGAAGGACGTCCCACACTTTAATAATATTGATAGTATATTATTGTCTGCTACCAATTTGATTGAGGATGGGGCAACTGCTTCATCAGATTATATGTCTGCTGATTGTGTGTTTATGAGTGATTCTGATGGAGTATCTGGGGCATGGTTAAAGGCATTTGATAATAGATCAGCAACGGTAGAAATGTCATGTGAGTGCCTGCACGGTAGCACCATCTTTAGATACCCATTTCCTGGGTATGGGGTTAGCAGTGAAGATGTTGCGTGGACAGGTAGACAATTTGATAATATTTATGATGGATATAAATTTCTTAATAAAGAAAATAAAGTTTCTGTAGACAATATATATTGGAGCACAAAACTCCCTTCTGTGTCTACGGTTAAGTCAACATATCTATATGATACACAATTAGTTGATAGTGGTGCTGATGCTGGAAAAAATATTTTAGAGTCTGATGTTATTGAAGTTCGAGATGATAGATATGATTCATATCCAGATGGTGTGTATACTGGTGATGCTGAAAAGGCATGGCTGTATAAAATGGTAGACACAGAAATACCTATAGCAAATGGTAACAATAAAATATACTGGCCACTTGAAAGAATTATAACAGAAATTTCAATGCCAGCATATTCAAATCAATGTGTTGATATCAAATTGAACAATATAGACATATCGGATCATTTTGTTGGTGCTGTTGCTGGATATAACACAAACCCAGAAACTGGGGACGTGATTCAAAAATTGGATTCCTTAAATGGTAATGTTGTTGAATGTGCGTGGTTATCTGCGAAAAATTTCGATAAACTGGCTTTTGAGTCTTCAAATGTATTAGTTAGTGGTGGTTATCAGCCTGGGTTGTCGTTCTATGGTCTGCCAAACTCTCTTAATACCTTTTTGTGGACAGATAATGATACAGAGGCAGACTTAGTGTTTAGTTCTTATGAGCATAGACGAGATTGTGATTATCTTAAAGAGGATTTGGTGTCTTTGTATGAAGAAAGAATGGATACCAATAAATCTGAAATAGATTATAATCAGTGGAAATTGTGTACATGTAAATCAATTGTTCATAGTCCATTTGGTCATGGTGGTTCGTCCTTTGATGATTTTAATAGGTATTGTGATTATATTGTAGAAATAAGTAATCCAAATAAAGCATTTAATTTGGAGGATTTTTTAAATTCAAATCCAAGCACAGATTCATTTGGTTGGTTTAAGTTGGATGGTTCAAACCCAGAACCAGATATTGGCTGGGGTGGGGGATCATGGGTTAAGAATAATGGCACCAAGTTTGAGTTAAAACGCAACAAATTATACGCGTACTATCGCTCAAGTATTGGTAGAGATATTTTAGATGTTGATGATTTGAATGCCCCATATTATGTTGCCTCATATTCTTATAACAACAGCAGTAAGATGGAGTGGGTAAAGGCCCATATTAATGATGCTGGTGTTGTTGTGTGCGATGGCGTTACATCTGAGATGGTCTTAAAATCTGGTGATTACTTAAATTATATCCATAGAGAGAGTAGTAGTATTAGTTTATCTAGTGGTGTGTGTTATGTCTGTCCCAACAGCCCCGTCAATGAGGCCGTTGGTGTATTTAATGATTACACGTTATCTTCTTCTAATTTTGTTTTGAATATTCCGCTATATGGTTGGAATTATTTTAACAACACATGGGATGGCAGTTCTGGTGGTGGTAGACCATATTGGGCAAAATTGGATAACGTGAATTATAAATATGGGCAAACTGTTGGGGATTATTATTCGGTTGTAGATGATTACTCTGTAATAACACACCCCAAAATATCGGAATTGAAATTAGATGGTGATGATTTTGTAAAATACACTAGAAATTCTTATAATTCATTTGTTTGGGGTGAATCTGTTGAGTTTACAGAAAATGTTCCAAATAAAAAGTGGTGTAAACTTAGTATCGATTACAATGACGAAATTGAACAGTATTCTAATACAAATGTGCGTGGTCTTGTTGTGTCTGCATTGGAGGTAGAGTCTGACTTGGTGTTTGTATACGATGATGTGAATCCTTTGGAAATAACATATTATGCCGTTGGTGGGTTTGATTGGGGTGAGACCTTATATGATAGCACATTAGGTGTGCCGCCAACTGGTGGGGTTTGGG